AAAGGAAATAGAAAGGCGCAAACGCGCAGAGTCCAGACAATTCATGCTATTCGGTTTGCTATTGTTTGTTGGTTATGTTATGGTGGGCACACTTGAATTTGGAACTTAGGAGTTATAACATGTTACAAAAAAACTGGAATGGTAGTAGTGAAGACTGGTTACATGGTGATGAGCATCTTGACGATGAAGATTCTTATGCACCCATGGAACAATGGGAAATAGATGAAGCAGTCGCGGATATAAAAGGCGATCAACAATGGCTAGAGGAGCGCGAAATATGAGTTATGGATTAAAGTTTGAACCCAATTACCCTGAGTATTGCAATATTTATGATCGAATGTTTTGTCACACTTTGATTAGATCAATATTGGTCTCAGGATATTCTATTACTGTCAATGATGGGGAGGATGATTGTTTGGTGGAGTCTAGGAACTTTGATGAGATACTGGAGGCCATGTCGCAATCCGGTGAGGATGTTATTATTCCTTGTGATTCTGCTGGCGAGAGTGTCGGATGGTTCTCTCTTATCTATGACAACGGTAGTGAGGGCGATCCAATGATATGCATGTCGGACATGTCATCCAACCCTATCTGCGAAGCTATATATAATAGAGTGCAACGTATACTAGAGGAACAAGAATTATGAACTTAGAAAGGTTAGAAATGCTAACAGTACTATGGCATAGAGACAGGAATCTAATAGCTGGGTCTACTGACGCGGCTCAACATACTAAATTACTAGAGGAGGTCAAGGAACTAGAGACGAATATTCTGCTATCTCAGCCCGTCATTGACGACATAGGGGATTGCATGGTGGTACTTATTAATATTGCAGAGCGCAACGGTCTGACGCTTGCAGAGTGCCTAGAACATGCGTATAATGATATTAAAGACCGCAAGGGTAAGATGATAAATGGGGTTTTTGTCAAGGAAAAAACAGACCAAAGTATCGATGGACATGCTCATAGCATGGCCTACCTTGAGGGATTTAACGCAGGAACAACAACGCCAGAGAATCTGTCGCCCTATGATAAGGGATTCAGGGCTGGTATATTACACAACAAGGGAGAGTAGATATGAAAGACACAGAGTTATGGATTACAGACTCGGATCTGAAGGAAGCCAACAAAAAAGCTTTAGAAATCTTTGATGGTTTCTATCTCAACGAAGGCGATGGTGAAGAAATCTGGGAAGAGATAGAAGTAAACAATAAATTCTATGATATAAATTGTTGGGATGAGGGTATTAGTGAAGGCTTCAATGCTAGGGAGGGCGCTGTTCATTGTACTATATATCCCTTAGAGGAAGATGCGAAAGGCTATCGTTTTAATGATGGGCAAAGATGTATTAGATTATTCACTGTTGATAAAAGCATAGGAGAAGATCAATGAGAATATTTAACAGAACTTTAAGCATAGAACTGATCAACGGGTGCGGGTTGTTCCTTGAACTGGCAGACAGTAGGGCTGTATGGGTACGTAATGTCGAGACAGACGAAACCTATGCTATGCCCTTTGAAGGTGTACTCTTGCATTTACCCTTCATCCTGATAAGCTATGGCCGTGTATATGATGAGGTGGACGCATGAGTAAAATAAAAGAGGAGTTACTCGGTTATGAACACCAACCTAGTGACTGGATAGAAGAGTCAGCGCACGTTATGGTTGACGAACTGATCGAGTATCAAGTATACTGTATGACATTATCAGAACTTACAGCACGAGTAGTTAAACAGATGCGAGACGAATACTATAACAACTCGTATGACAATATGACTAAACAATATAAAGAGGCATTCCCTAATGAGTAGATGTAAAGCATGTGATGTTATACTAAACGAATATGAACTGAAAAGAATTGACCATCAATCAGGACTGCACCTTGATCTTTGTAATGAATGTGCGGCTCACTCTAATGATGCTGTACTAGAAGAGGTCAATAAAGTATTTGATAATTTAAGTAAGGAAGAACTTGACAGGATGCTCAATGCCTGATATAATAATCATGTAGTTAAGGGAAAATATTTTTATAATCTTTAAAGTTTTAACCAAAGGATACTTAAGTTGTAACAAGTTATAACTTAGTGTCAAACCACAACCTAGAAGGATAGTAATTATGGCAGTAGTAGAAGGCACAATAGCGTTTGAAAACCTAGACACCCATGAGATGTATCAGGGTCAATCCACCGGCAAGTACTCAGTTGTCATCAGCTTAGATGACACCACAGCAGATCAGTTAGCTGGTATGGGTGTCAAACTACGCGAGTATGAAGGAACTAAACAACGTAAGTTTAGTACAAAGTATGATGTACCTGTGATGGATGCAGAAGGTCAGCCCTTTGCTGGTCGCATTGGTCGAGGCTCTAAGGTACGTTTGTTATGGGCAGAAGGTCAGCCCCATCCTGTACACGGAACGTCCACCTACCTTAACAAGATCAAGGTACTGGAAGTTGCAGAGCAGGAAGGTGGTGAGGACTTCTAATGACAGTTGAGTCAACTTTTGTTCAACATGAGCCATGCCCTGCGTGTGGCTCTAAGGATAACTTGGCTCGATACTCTGATGGACATGCCGTCTGTTTTACGGGCGGCTGTTCACATTATGAGAGAGGCGATGGTCAGGTTATTAGTATACAACAGAAACCCAAGAGGTCGTTAGAGATGACAGGTGTAATAGCGGCAATCCCTGATAGACGTATCAACCAAGCAACAGCACAGCGTTATGGTGTGACGGTTGAGTACGGTACAGACGGACAAATTGTCAAGCATCATTACCCGTACCATGACAAGGATACAGGTGCGGTGATAGGAACTAAGGTACGGACAGTAGAAACTAAGAACTTTTACGCAACAGGAGGTTTTGAGAATGCGGCATTGTTCGGCCAGCAGGCGTTCAAGAGTGGCGGCAAATACATTACGATTACAGAGGGAGAGGCTGACGCGCTCGCGGTTAATGAAATGTTCGATGGAAAGTGGCCTGTTGTCTCCATCAGATCAGGTGCGGCAGGAGCAAGCAAAGACATCAAGGCAAACCTCGAATGGCTAGAGTCCTTTGAGAATGTCGTGATCTGCTTCGACAGTGACAAGGCAGGACAGGAGGCGGCACGATCAGTGCTTGATCTGTTCACACCTAACAAGGCTAAGAATGTCGAACTGTCCATGAAGGATGCGGGCGACATGCTCAAGGCTCGTAAGGTGCAGGACTTTGTTAAGGAGTGGTGGAACGCTAAGGCATACCGTCCTGATGGTATCGTTGCAGGTAATGAAACGTGGGACATGATCATCAAGCAGTCTGATGTCAAGTCTATTGACTACCCGTGGGCGTGTCTCAATGAGTACACTCATGGATTCCGTAGGCAGGAACTCGTGACGATTACATCAGGCTCAGGGATGGGCAAGTCACAGATTGTCAGGGAGTTGGAACATTACCTGTTAGGTGCAACGGAAGACAACATAGGTATCCTTGCCTTGGAGGAGGACATCCCCAAGACAGCGTTAGGCATCATGTCTATCGAGGCTAACAAGCAACTACACTTGGACAAGTCTGTCTCTCAGGAAGAGAAGAAAGGATACTGGGACAACACGCTAGGGTCAGGGCGTATCTTTATGTTCGATCACTGGGGCAGTACCAATGAGGACAACCTGCTAGGACGCATACGCTACATGGCTAAAGGACTGGACTGCAAGTGGATCATCCTTGACCACCTCAGTATTGTTGTCAGCGATCAGGACAACGGTGATGAACGTAAAGCTATCGACAGCATCATGACTAACTTGCGTAAGCTGGTTCAGGAGACAGGCGTAGGTTTATTCCTAGTGTCACACCTGCGTAGACCGAGTGGTTCTAAGGCGCATGAGGATGGTGGTAAGATTTCTTTGGGAGAACTCAGGGGTTCTGCGGCTATCGCACAACTGAGCGACATTGTTATAGGGTTGGAGCGAGATCAACAACATGCTGACCCTGAGATACGAAACACCACCTGTGTGCGTGTGTTGAAGAATAGATTTGTTGGACTGACTGGCCCTGCATGTTACCTGTACTACGATAAGGAGTCTGGTCGCATGATCGAGACTAGCTGTCCAGTATCGGATGATAAAGCGGAGTTCTAGTGATGGATAAGATTGTATTCGACATAGAAGCTAATGGCTTAAAGCCCGACAGAGTGTGGGTTATCGTTGCCTATCACATGGGGTTGGAGGAACACTTTGAGTTCTCTGGTTTTACTTTGTACGATTTCAATCAGTGGTTATCAGATCAAGGAGAATGCGAGATCATAGGTCACAATATAATTGACTATGACATACCTGTTCTTGAGAAGATACTAGGCACAGACTTCAGCAAATGTAAGATCACAGACACGCTAGTCATGTCACGATTAGCTAACCCACAGCGCGAAGGCGGTCACTCGCTAGATAACTGGGGTAATGTATTAGGACAACCTAAAGGAGAACACAGTGATTGGGATAATTATTCGCAGGATATGGTGGACTACTGTGTACAAGATGTGCGCGTTAATGTCTTGGTGTATAAGAGATTGCTCGCTGAACTTGATGGCTTTGGAAGCGAAAGCATTGCTCTTGAGCATAGAGTACAAGGTATTATATCTCAACAAATCAAAGCAGGATGGAAGCTAGACCAAGAGAAAGCCTTTCTATTATTAGCAGAACTAAAGGAGAAGAAGTATGACCTTGAAGATGAAGTGTTACAAACTTTCAAACCGTTACCGACATTTGTCAAAGAGATTACCCCCAAGATTAAGAAAGATGGTACGCATTCGGTTGTTGGGCTTAAATTTCTAGGCGAACAATGGACTACTGTGGTCGCATCCTTCAGCCGTCTTGATTACCCTGTGTTTAACTTAGGTTCACGACAGCAGATAGGACGTTACCTACAATACTTTGGTTGGAAGCCTAAGCAGTTCACTGAGACAGGACAGCCTATCGTTGACGAGTCAGTGTTAAGCAAAGTCAAAGGCATACCACAGGCATCTTTGATTGGCGAGTACCTTATGATACAGAAGCGTGTAGCACAGGTGCAGAGTTGGTTAGATGCAGTAAAGGATGACGGTAGAGTACATGGGTATGTCAATGCTTGTGGTGCTGTGACAGGCCGCATGACGCACTCTAGCCCTAACATGGGACAAGTTCCAGCAGTCTACTCGCCTTACGGCAAGCAATGTAGAGATGTATGGACTGTACCGGAAGGGTATAAACTTGTGGGCTGTGACGCTAGTGGTTTAGAGTTACGTATGTTAGCCCATTACATGAATGATGAGGACTATACTAATGAAATTCTCAATGGAGATATTCACACGGCAAACCAGTTGGCTTCGGGCGTTAAAACTAGAGATCAAGCAAAGACTTTTATATACGCTTTCCTTTATGGAGCAGGAGATTCCAAGGTCGGAAGCATCGTTGGAGGAACTAAACGTGATGGTGCAAGACTTAAGGAAAAGTTCCTCTCAAATACGCCATCTCTTAGAGACTTACGAGAGCGAGTTGGAGTGGCGGCTACAAGAGGCTATGTTCTTGGCTTGGATAGAAGACGGGTGTCAATACGATCCGAACATGCTGCATTGAACAGTCTATTGCAGTCAGCAGGAGCCGTAGTGATGAAGAAAGCCCTATGTTTGTTGCATGAATACGCTACACTCTGGGGTATAAAGTTTAACATTATAGGAAACATACATGATGAGATCCAGACAGAGGTCGAGCAAGAGAAAGCAGAGGTTTTCGGAAGATTGGCAGTCAGTTGTATTGAAGCGGCAGGACTCCATTACAAACTCAACTGCCCTCTCACCGGAGATTACAAAGTTGGAAACAGTTGGGCAGACACCCACTGATAAGGAATGTATTAGTTGTTCAGTGCCTTTAACAAAAGATAACTGGTATGAATCCTTTGTAGCTAAGAAACATTACAAGTGCAAGACATGTTACGACATTCGCAGAGTAGAGAATAGAATTAAGAAAGGGGAAAGATCACCCAGTCTGTTGGCTAAACTGTTTAGCTGGAAGACACAGGAAGTGTACAATCAAGTCAAGGAGGGGTATGTATATGTTATGACTAACCCAGCATGGCCTGATTGGGTCAAGGTAGGTATGGCAGTAGACGCAAAGGATAGGCTGAACAGTTATCAAACCAGTTGCCCTTTCCGCGATTATATGTTATACTATAGTTATAAAGCAAAGGATAGACGTAAAGCAGAGTTTGAAGCACACAGCAAACTAGATGAAAAGTTTGAGCGTAGGAAAGAGTGGTTCAGATGTACACCAGAGGAAGCAATTGAGGTACTGACATGAAGACAACGGACAATGTAGTACAGGACATCTACGCACTGATGGAAAGCAAGGACGCTGACCCATCTGTGGACGTAGAGGCAGAGATAGAGAGGTTCGGTGAAGGTGTCAAGGCACTGATGCGTACTGAGTTTGGTCGGAAGAAGCGAGAGGATAACCGCAAGCTACGCTTGTCTAATATTGGCCGCACTGACCGCTACCTATGGAATCATGTCAATGGCACAGAGGGAGAGAAACTACAGCCTCACACTTACATCAAGTTTATGTATGGTCACTTGATTGAGGAGATGTTGTTGTTCTTAACACGCATGGCAGGACATACAGTTACTGACGAGCAGAAGGTGTGCAAGGTAGAGGGTATCGTAGGTCACATGGACTGCAAGATAGACGGCATTGTGACTGACGTTAAGTCTGCCAGTAGCTTCGGGTTCAAGAAGTTTAAAGACGGATCACTGGCCTTTGACGATCCCTTTGGTTACATAGATCAGATCAAGGCATACGCTCACTCAGAAGGCGAGACACAGTTCGGTTGGCTGGCTATGGACAAGGCCAATGGTCACTTGACTTACCTTAAGTATGACCTTAAGGATACCCAAGCACCTGTGTATGAAGTACTGAAGGGTGATATTACTGACAGAGTTAAGCACATAAAAAAGCTAGTAGAGCAACCAGAACCGAAGGAGTGGTGTTACCAACCTGTGCCAGACGGCAAGTCAGGAAACTCAAAACTCTCTATTGGTTGCTCGTACTGTCAATTCAAAGACCACTGCTACCCAGAGTTAAGAGTATTCAAGTATTCATACGGGCCAAAGTTCTTAGTAGACGTAGTAAACGAACCAAGAGTACAGGAGATCACGGCAGATGAAGAGGGCTTTTAGATCAGGACTTGAGAAGGATTTATCAGAGAAGCTAGACGGACAGTACAAGTTTGAGCCATACGACATACCGTACACAGTCCATAAGAAGTACCTCCCTGACTTTGTACATGAAGGCAAGGCGGTACTGGTAGAATGCAAAGGGTTCTTTAGGGTTGGTGATACACAGAAGTACACTGCCATACGAGACTCAATGCCTGAATGGGAGTTAGTCTTTGTGTTGTCAAACCCTAACAAGAAGGTACGCAAGGGTGGCAAGATAACAATGGGAGAGTGGTGTGAGAAGGAAGGTTTCCAGCACTACACCATTGAGACAGCCAAGGAGTTGACACGTTATATTAAAAGGAAGAAAGTCTAATGGCTATGACACTAGAGGAACTTAAAGATAAAGTGGTACTGCATCTGGATGAAGAGTTGACTTGTGAATTATTATCAATCACGACATACGATTTAGTAGAGGCATTTGAACGTAGGATAATCAGAGATTTTGACAGAATAGCAGAGGACTTTGAAGATGAGCATTAATGAAGCAACAAGGTTTGATTGGGACAGAGCAACAGGTAAGACAGGACTAGAGCCTTGGGCTACTATGGCAGAGGAAGAAGCAGTAGAAGATGTAGTCAACAACCCTGACCATTACAACACAGGCAACATAGAGTGTATTGATGCTATACAGGAGTCCATGTCTTCAGTGGCATTCAAAGGCTACCTCAAGGGCAACTGCATGAAGTACCTGTGGCGTTATGATTACAAAGGAAAGCAGGTGCAGGACTTACAGAAAGCTGGATGGTACTTAAACAAACTAACAAAGATGGTAACAGAGGAGAATAACTAATGGATCAGTATCAACAGTTTATACATAAGAGCCGCTACGCACGTTGGCTACCAGAGGAGAAGCGTAGGGAAACTTGGGCTGAGACAGTAACTCGTTATGTTGGATTCTGGGTTGACCGTGGACAGCTAGATAATAAGACTAGCGATAAGATGTGGCATGCTATACATAACCTAGAAGTAATGCCTAGTATGCGTTGTATGATGACAGCGGGTGAAGCACTAGACAAAGACAACGTAGCTGGGTTCAACTGTAGCTACCTAGCCATTGACTCACCCCGTAGCTTTGACGAACTGATGTATGTCTTGATGTGTGGTACAGGTGTAGGGTTCAGTGTAGAGCGTAACTTCATCACTAAGTTACCAGTAATTGCTGAGTCTTTCCATAAGACAGAGAGCGTTATTGTTGTTAGTGATAGTAAGATTGGATGGGCATCAGCATTCCGTGAGTTAATCGCTATGCTGTACGCTGGGAAGATACCTGAGTGGGACATGAGTAGAGTACGTCCATCAGGTGCTAGGCTAAAGACCTTTGGTGGTAGAGCGTCAGGGCCAGAGCCTTTGGTTGATCTCTTTAACTTCTGCGTAGAGATATTTCAGAAAGCTAAAGGACGTAAGCTGACCAGCATTGAGTGTCATGATGTTGTCTGTAAGATTGCTGACATTGTAGTAGTAGGTGGTGTGCGTAGATCAGCCCTGATTAGCTTGTCTAACCTGTCTGACCCACGTATGGCTAAGGCTAAGTCTGGTGACTGGTGGCGCAACGAAGGGCATCGTAGGCTTGCTAACAACAGCGTAGCGTACACAGAGAAGCCTGACTTTGAGTCTTTCCTATCAGAGATGCAGACAATGTACGAGAGCAAGGCTGGTGAGCGTGGTATCTTTAGCCGTGTAGCCGCACAGAAGATTGCAGGACGCAACGGTAGGCGTGACCCTGAGCAGGACTTCGGGACTAACCCATGCTCTGAGATTATCCTACGTAGTAATCAGTTCTGTAACCTGTCAGAGATTGTTGTACGTGAGAACGACACACTAGATACGCTTAAAGAGAAGGCAGAGATAGCCTCTATCATTGGAACACTACAGGCTACCTTGACTGACTTCCGTTACCTACGTAACTGCTGGAAGCGTAACACTGAGGAAGAGGCACTGCTGGGCGTTAGCATGACAGGTATTATGGATCACTACCTATTAAGCAAGGGCGAGTCTAAAGACTTGAGCAAGTGGTTAGAGGAAGTACGGGATGTCTGTGTGGCAACGAACAAGAAGTGGTCGGAGAAACTTGGTATTAATCAGTCTGCGGCTATTACATGCGTTAAGCCAAGCGGTACTGTTTCTCAGCTTGTTGATAGCGCTAGTGGTATTCATCCTAGGTTTTCCAAACATTATATTCGGAGAGTACGTTCGGACAAGAAAGATCCACTTGCAATCTTTATGGAGTCAAAAGGATTCCCAGTAGAGCAGGATGTTATGTCACCTACATCGTCTGTGTTTAGCTTCCCTGTGAAAGCACCTAAGAAGTCTGTGACTGTCAGTGAAGTAGGTGCAATGCAACAGCTAGAACTTTGGAAAGCATACCAGAACCATTGGTGCGAACATAAACCAAGTATCACAGTTTATTATACAGACAGTGAATTCTTGCAGATAGCGCAATGGATATGGGATAACTTCGATCTGTGTAGTGGTATTAGTTTGTTGCCGTATAGCGATCATGTATATCAGCAAGCTCCGTATGAAGAGATTGATGAAGCCAAGTACAAAGAGTTACTATCTACTGTACCTGATGTGAACTGGGAAGGGCTGGGTGAGTTTGAAGAGGAAGACAACACGACAGGAAGTCAGGAGTTAGCGTGTGTAGGTGGGGCATGTGAGATAGTGTAGTTATAACTTGTTACAACTAGGGGGCGCAATGCCCCCTTTTTTATTCATCATCCGAAGCCGCGTATGCAACAGCACTTGTAGTTAGCAACCCCGTACCTACTAGCTTGTTCCTAGCTGACGCTGCTCTATCTCTGTCAGCTTGTGTCACGGCTGGCCTAGAGTTTCTAAAGGCTCTCTTTGTATATGCCTCGTTTGTTTCATTTGCAGTTTTCTTTATGCCTGTTACTGCTTCCGTTTCTTTAATAGCCCTGTTTATTTTTCTGGGTGTCCTGTTAGTTTTTATCTGCTTGTTGTTATACTTAGCACCTGTCTTAATTGAAGACTCAATGAGAGGAGATGCAGTAATCAAACCGTGTCCACCAACAGGGTCTTTACCTAAAATATCATGCCCATCGCTTAACATCGTATACATCTTTTCTTTGTTAGGGTCAACCACTACAAAAGCGTTCA